ATTATGGCTTCTGGCGCTCGTGCAATGATCGGCCAGAACTTGGCTATGATTGATAACGCAGGCAATGAAAACACCGGTAACTCTGCTAATGCGCTGTTGGCTCCTACCAATACGCCTGCGACTACCGATGCGTTGCCAATTCGTGTTTTGGGCGTAGTGCCTGACACCGTTGTGACCTTGGGGAATGCTACCTATGTTAGCGCTTCTGGTGCCACTATTACCTGCTCTGCTCTGCCTTTCGCATTGCCTGTTGGTACAGATGTTGGTTCACTTGCTGCTAATGGTCAGTACATTGCTTCTGGTTCGTTTGTTGATACCGCAGCCGCTGCTGGGGCAACTTCGTTTATTTTGAACGCTGCGCCGATAGCTGCTTTTGCGGCTAGTTCGACGATTGTGTTTGCACAGTACCCAGAGTTGCTGGTTAAGTTGAACTTCGGTCAACACCAGTATTACGCTGCCACCAGCATTGCTTAAGGAGCTAAATCATGGCTATTTCACGCGCACAACTACTTAAAGAACTGCTTCCGGGCCTGAACGCTCTGTTCGGTCTTGAGTACGCAACCTACGGTGAGCAACACAAAGAGATCTACGAAACTGAGACCTCCGAGCGTTCGTTCGAAGAAGAGACAAAGCTGTCTGGCTTCTCCGCCGCGCCAGTCAAAAACGAAGGCTCAGCCATCGCTTATGACAACGCACAAGAAGCATGGACTGCTCGATACAACCACGAAACCATTGCTCTGGGTTTCTCGCTGACCGAAGAGGCCATCGAAGACAACCTGTATGACAGCCTGTCGGCTCGTTATACCAAAGCACTGGCTCGTGCTATGGCTTACACCAAGCAAGTTAAGGCCGCGACGATCCTGAACAACGGATTTAGCAGTGCTTACGTTGGTGGTGATGGCGTGGCGCTGTTTTCAGCATCACACCCACTGACCTCTGGTGGCACCAACAGCAACATTCCTTCAACCCCAGCCGACTTGAATGAGACTTCCTTGGAAGCCGCAGTTATTCAAATCGCTGCATGGACTGATGAGCGTGGCCTGCTGATTGCTGCTAAGCCTAAGAAGCTGGTTGTTCCACCTGCGTTGCAATTCGTTGCTACTCGTCTGCTAGAAACCGAACTCCGCGTTGCTACTGCCGATAACGACATCAATGCAATTAAGAACAACGGTTCTATTCCGGAAGGCTACACGGTCAACAACTTCCTGACTGACTCGAACGCATGGTTCCTGACCACTGACGTTCCTAACGGCATGAAGCACTTTGTCCGTACCCCTCTGGCCAACTCAATGGATGGTGATTTCGACACGGGCAACGTCCGTTACAAGTCCCGTGAGCGCTACAGCTTTGGGTGGTCGGATCCGCTCGGAATGTTTGGAAGCGCGGGTGCATAACACTAAAACCTAGGCTACATGCGGGTTTCAGAAGGGGCTTCGGCCCCTTTTGTTTATCTTGTTGTGTTATTTATTTAGATCAGGTACACTTTGCTTGTCTAAACAAGGAGGGTGTATGGCACGCGGGATATATAAAATAATTAATGTAGTAAACAACAAGTTTTATGTTGGTAGCGCAGTAGATTTAAAAAGGCGCAAGACGCGGCATTTTTCAGAGTTGCGTACAGGTAAACACAATAACCGTTACTTGCAATCCTCATGGGACAAGTACGGAGAGCAAGCTTTTGTTTTTGTTGTTGTTGAGCCACTTACAGAACAGGATGATTTACTAGCAGCAGAAAATGTTTGGCTTGCCCTACATGTTGGTAAGGAGTATTGCTATAACCTTGGAGTAAATGCAACGGCGCCAATGTTAGGTTTTGGCGGAGAAAAAAGCCCAACCTGGGGGTATAAACATACAGGTGATTCATTAAAAGAAATTTCAAGATCAAGCAAAGGAAGACTTCACACAGAAGAATCTAAAGGAAAAATACGCGCTTATCTTTTGGGAAAGCCAAAGTCTTCAGAAGTGCGGGCAAAAATATCTGCCAAGCTATCGGGAGAGGGTAACTTCTGGTACGGCAAGCAGCGCCCAGATCATGCGGAAAAGGTGAGTAAAGCTGTTGTAGCTACAGACGCGGCGGGCAATATCACAACTTATTCCAGTATTTTAGCCTTGCGGGAGGCGCTGAATATAAAACCGCCAACAGCCAATCGGGCGCTTAAATCAGGTAAGGCTTTAACCCGTGGGCCGTATAAGAATTGGTTGTTTAAATATGCTTGACGCGCCACTCCGCTGATAGTATAAAGATATAAATACCGGGGTTATCCGGTGTATCTGACAGTCCCGGCTGACGACATGCAGACAGATACGCCCTCACTTGCATGTAAGGAACCTATATCATGGCAACTACTACCTTCTCAGGTCCGGTCGTATCTAATAATGGCTTTATTACCGGAACAGCTTCTTCTCCCATCGTTGAGACTACCGCTACTAATGTGTCTGAATCGTATGTTACGACTTCGGCTGCCACTGGCGATACACGTCTGTCTTATCAGCGTTTAACTTTCACATCCACTGGCTCTGGGGAAACTTATCGCGCCCTGACTCGAGTCACAGGCGCTGGCGCAGCTACTGCCGGTACTGTTAATGGCGCTCACATTAGCTTGAGCATCAACGGTTCTGGTACCATTTCTGGCGCAGGTAATGCTCTTCGCGCTACTTTGGGCGGTACGTCTACAAACCCCGGCGGTACGATTGCAGCTATTCAAGCTGACTCTGATTTTGCTTCTGGTGGCTCTTGGACTGGTGCTTCTTTCATCCGTTTTACAAACAGCGGCACTGGCACGGTGGCTAACTTGTTCAATGTCCCATCTGGCATGATCACGGCCAATACCCAAGGCGCAGCTACAAACTCATTGAAGATTGTTGACAGCGCAGGTACTGCTTACTACATTATGCTGACTACGACAAACAGCTAATATGCAGATCACCAAGGAATTCTTGGAGACTGAGATTCGTGATCTTGAGACTGAAGCGCAGAAAGCCCAAACCTTTTTGATTCAGTCTCAAGCCACAATCCAAGCGTACAAGATGCTTGTAAATAGGCTAGACGCGCCAGAACCGGAGCAAGAAAATGACGATGCAATATGACGTAAAGTCGTATCACAATACCGTTTCGGGGGTAGCGGTGCCTTATCGCACCCGCTTGAAGGGGGTTGTGATCTCTCCTACAACGTCTACTACATACAACATACCCATAGCAAACAACGTAGCCCAATCTGGGACGTATGACATCCCCGGAACGACAACTTGCACAGTAACTATTGCAGGGCATGGGGTTGGTTTAGGTTCGCGCGTGTGGCTACAGTTTGCTGATGGTGACGGCGTTAGTAATATGTATGTAGTAACAGCGGTAACAATAGATACTTTCACAGTTACAACAGGGACGTTAACCACCTCTGGTGATGTGACTGTGTATAACCAAATTTTGGTTGAACTTGATTGTTCAACTGGCACATCGTTTTATACGTTCATTCCGGGCGAAGGCGTTTTGGCTTTAGATGGCATTTATGTGGGATTGCCCGCAGCAAGTGTCGTAACCTCAACCATTTTTTACGGGTAAGGGGTAAGCCATGGCAATGCAGTATGACGTTAAAGCCTATCATGCCTCAGCATCTGGCACGGCGGTAAACTACGCTACAAGGTTAAAAGGTATTACTGTAACTTCAGGCACATCCTCAATACGTAATATGGCTGTTGCTGATCCAACAGTTAAAAAATCAGGCACATACAGCCAAACAACAACCACAATCACCGTTACTATTACGGGTCACGGTTTAGTCAATGGGCAACGTGTATTTTTAGACATGACCTCTGGCGCAAGTCGTGACGCCGTTTATGCGGTTACAGTAACAAATGCAAACGTGTTTACTGTGACTTCTACAACTGCGTCCGCAACTGGTAATGTAACTATGTACACAACTTTGTTGTTGGAATTGGATACATTTAGCACGGTAGGTTTGCCAATTAAGATTCCCGGTGAAGGTATTTATTGCCCCAACGGTATTTACGTTGGGCTTGGTACAACTGTAACGGCAACAATTTATTATGGCTAAGAAAGCCCCATCACTTGCTATTGGTCGTGGTGAAAAGCTGCCGGTTAAGCAGGGGGCGGGGCTTACCGCTAAAGGCCGTGCGCGTTACAACGCAGCAACTGGGTCAAACTTGAAGGCTCCACAGCCCGAGGGTGGCCCACGTAAGAAGTCGTTCTGTGCTCGTATGAGCGGAATGCCCGGTCCAATGAAGGACGAAAAAGGCCAACCGACACGCAAAGCCGCGTCACTGAAAAGATGGAAATGTTGAGCATGGAAATTACAGTGGCGTGGACTGGGGGATTGACATTGTTTACCGGTCTATTTGCGTATATTGCGCATGAGAAGTTTTCTGATCTTGCGCGCATAACGATTCTGTTGAACAGAACGCGTGAGGAGATTGCTCGTGATACAGCAACTAAAGCAGAAGTGGCAAGAGTTACAGATCATATTGACCAACGGTTTAACCGCTTGGAAGAAAAAATTGACCAGCTTATTAGCAAGGGGTAAGTAATCATGGCTAAGAAACGTGCAAAACGGTTTGATGAAGGTGGTGACGTAGGCATTTATGACTACGCGTCACTTGGTAAACGTGAGCCTAAGATTGATAAAGAGGCGCTTGATCGGTTTAATAAGGTGATGGATGACCGCAGGGACAGAGAGTCCAATCAAGGTGATGTTAACGCTGAGTTTGCGCGCAAGCCAAAAGATTTATATACGGGTGATAAGACTGCATCCTTTAAGGCAGAGCCAGGCGAGGGTGAGGTTGAGCCAACCAAGCCATTGCCACGCCAAGTTGTACGCAAACCAAAACCAAAAGTTGTTGATGAGGATGAGGCTACGGCAGAAGCTCGCATGAATAAAATCGGGGAAGATTATAAAAAATCAAAACAAACCGCGCCAGCAGCAAAAAAAGAATATAAGTTAAACGATGGCTCAAAAACAACCAAGCAACTACTGCAAGAAAAAATAGATAAATACGGGAAAATTAACGATGTCATAGATAGCGCAGCGCTTGGCCTTTTGGCTGGGAGAGGCAAGGCTATTAAAGAAGTAGGCAAGAGGATTGAGCCTTACATTCCAAGTTCCGCGAGAGATTTGGCAAGGCAGGGCGGTAAACGCATGGATGATCTGCGCACTATTTTTGATGATGGCATCCCTAAGCTGGCAAATAGAGCAAAACAACTTGGCACGGAAGCACTTAAGCTTACTCGGTTTAAACATGGTGGATCTGTTAAGGCATCCAAGATGGGTTCTGTAAAGACGGCAAAACCTAAAATGACATCGGCTTCTAGCCGTGGTGATGGCATCGCCCAGCGCGGCAAAACAAAAGGAAGGATCTGTTAATCATGGCTTTTAAAAAACCAGTAGTACCTGCACCGGCAGCACCACGGCAAACATTTGGTGATCGTATGGCTGCACAAATAACTGCTGATCGCAATAAAGCGGATGGCCAACGTGCCGCAAAACAAGCGGAGCAAATGTCTCAATCGCGGCAAGCTGCGGAGAGAATGGCCCCCGGTACAGGTGGTCGAGGCACGCAGCAGGAGTATGCAGCGCGGATGCAACGACAAGCTGGCTCAAATATTCCGGCTTTTGCCTTCAATTCCGCTCAAGGCGCGTTACAAAGAGTCCCCGCTGGAGTACCGCAGTACGGCCCACAAACACAACCTCCTCCTGCAATTTTAGGTAACAGGGGCCTAGCTGGAGCCATAAGTGGCCCTACACCGCCCCCAGTTCCGCAGTACGGCCAAGGCCCCGGCCAAGGTGCTGGTCAGCCACCCAACGCAGCTAATGTTGGCATGTTCAAAAAAGGCGGTGCGGTGCGCTATGCAGGCGGCGGCAAGGCTGATGAAAAGAAAGAAGCGCCAATTCCAGCAGAGACTATTGCTTCAATGAAGCGTCAGGCCGCGCAGGAAAAAGCAGATCGCAAGCAAGCTGAAGAGCAGAAGGCTGGCGAGAAAGAAGTTAAAGAGAATATGGGTCGGCTTGGATTTAAAAAGGGCGGCTCTATTAAGGCGAGCAAGATGGGCGCAGTCAAAGTTGCTAAGCCTACGATGCGGTCAGCCTCATCCCGCGCAGACGGCATTGCCATTCGCGGTAAGACGAGGGCATAATGCCTACAGTATCGAAGAAACAAGAACGGTTTATGCAGGCTGTAGCTCACAATCCTGCATTTGCAAAGAAGGTTGGCGTGCCTACAAAAGTGGGCAAAGAGTTCACTAAATCGGAGGGTGGTATGGCTGAATCCAAGAAGATGGTTGGTAAAGAAGTGATGTTCATGAAGAAGAAGGGCGCCCCTAAATCAATGATTAAGCATGAAATGGGCGAAATGAAAGCCATGAAAAAGGGTGGCATTATTGCTTCTAAGATGGGTGCCGTTAAGACTGCTGCTCCTAGCCGTGATGGTGTTGCTGTTAAAGGTAAAACCAAAGGCAAGCAGATCGTTATGAAAAAAGGCGGGATGTGCTGACATGGCAACCGTAAAACCCAATAGCAGTGTAGCTAAGTCTTTAAAAAAGGCTGGGTTTTATGGTGCAAGTAAACCTAAACGGCTGAGTATCATTAACAAAGTGACGACTAAACCTCAGCGGATAGAGATGGTTGATAAATTGTTTCTAGCTAAAAAAACAGCTAAAGGCGGCACTAAATGAGAACCTCACGCGGTA